GTTCCGCTTACATTACAGGGAGGTGCCATGCTACATTTAAGTTTTGGAGCAATATTAGGTGCAACATCTTGGAATAAACATAAAGAAATTACTAATGGGTGTGGCGATAAGCCTGATTCTCATTAGTTGTGCAAAAAGTAAAGTAGACCAAAATAATGATCTAGGTAGTGGTGATAAGTCAAACTTACCAATATCATTAGATTTACTCATTGAACATGCAGAATATTGCAAGAACATATACGATAGTGGAGGTAGTGAAAAAGATAACGTAGCATTTGATGTAAAACAAGATGGTGGAATATCAATCATTGTTATTAGAGGCACAGCAAATGCAGAAAACGTACAATCCGATATTGATGTAAGATTAGTAACAGATGATGATTTAGGAATACGCCTTCACAAGGGGTTTAGGGATGCTTCTGTAACAGTCATGTCAGGTATAGATGAATCTAGTCTAGAAAAAACAGTACACGTTACAGGACATAGTTTAGGAGGAGCGATTGCTCAAATAATTGGAATGTGGTTACATCGGAAGGATCACAATGTTCAAGTTTACTCTTACGGATCACCAAAAGTTTCTAATCAAATTTTGTCTAGTGGACAACCCACTCATTGGAGGATTTCTAATCCTGCAGATCCTGTGCCTTTTACTCCTCCTTGGCCTTTTTTTCATACAGGGGTTTTTATAGATCCTGTAACCGGTAATTGGGGACCTGATAATGATAATGGCTTAATAAGTAAGACAGACGGTTTAACTCATGCGATTGCAAAATATGTAGAGAAGTTGAAAGCGTTAAGGTAAGTGATGAATAATAAAATAAATAAATAAGGATAAGAATGAAAAATGATGTGAAAGCAATAAAATTAATTACAGGCGAAGAACTAATATCTAGAGTTACAGAAGGAGAAAACAATACACTCATTTTGGACACTCCAATGATACTTCAACCGATTCCTACTGACCGGCCAGGACAAATGTCTTTAGCATTAATGCCTTGGCTTATGGCGGGAAAGTGTAAAGAAATATCAATATCAGCAGATAATATTATTTTACAGGATGAAGTTAAAGATGATGTAGAAAAGAATTATCTTGCACAGGTAACAGGTTTAACGTTATAAAGTAAAGGAACAAATGGCAGAAGAAATGGTCGATTTTGGATTTAGTGCTGTAACAGCAGATGAATACGAAAGAGACAATACAGACGGTGAAAACACAGGAGGTGGAGGTTCCGCGAGTCCAGAAGCATTAGCATCAATGGATTCTAAGATAGAACAAATTATGGCCCATTTGGCTTCTCAAGCAGATCAAGAATTGCCTAGTGGTGATTTCGGATTCTCTCAAGAAGATAAGGAAAAACAAGATGCTACTTTATCAGATATCGAAACTAAGATTGATAAAATTTTAGCATTAGAACAAGATGAAGAACGAAGTCAGACAACCGCAGATATCCTTGCACAATTAAATGACGCAACAGGAGATTCTAGAACTGCTTCCGCAGAAGCAAAGAAGTCTGTAGGAAAACAAGATGAGATCATGAAGTTCTTAGAAAGTATGTCACCAAAGATTGATAAGATACTGAAGTTAGAGAGTCTTGAAAGTTTACTAGAGGGTACATCAGGAAAATTAGATGGATTAGCAGATGCTGCTGCATCTGTTCAAACTGTTACAGCAGAACCTCCAGATTTAACTCCATTATTAGAAAAGATGGACTTTATGGATAAAGACATCCAAAAGATTTTAAAGATGGAACAGTTGGAAGCAGTACAGGCATTACAAAAGTCAACTTCAGATATGACCTCAGTAGTTAAAGAGATTGAAGAAAGAAAGAAGGATTTGAATAAAACATTTAAAGCTCGTATGTTGGCAGTAGAAAAATTGATTATTCCTTTGATAGAGAATTTACAGAAAGATGGAAATACAAAAGAATATATTAGATGGCCAAATAGAATACCCATTCTAGAAGCTCAAAAAGAAAAAATCGTACAAGTTACAAGGTCAGAAATATGAGATTCGGAGACTTTAGACTAGACCTTTTAGAAGGTGTATATGATCCTGGGATATTTAAGGCATTTTTCTTAGCGGGAGGTGCAGGTTCTGGTAAATCATATTCAGCAGAAAAAGCAACAGGTTCTGCTGCTGGTAAATTTGAATGGGGGGAGAAAAAGAGTACGTTGAAGCCCGGCAAGACGGGGCCTTATGGACTCAAGGTAGTTAATTCTGATGAACAATTAGAATATGGTTTAATGCAAGCCAATATGCATTCTGATTTTAGTAAGTATACTGATGATGAGACAATGGAAAAGGAAAGAATTCGTGAAAAAGGAAAGAAGTTAACCAAGAAAAAAGAACAGCTGTGGATTAACGGCAGACTTGGATTAATCATTGATGGAACTGCTAAAAATCCCAACAAACTATCCTTGCAGATAAAATCCCTTCAAGATGTAGGATATGATACTTACATGATATTCGTAAACACTTCTCTTGATATTGCCCTTCAACAAAATGCTGGAAGAAAACGAAGATTGCCCGATGAGGTAGTTAGATTAACATGGGAAGAAGTTCAAGCAAACAAACAACAATTAGCAAATTTATTCCCAGGCGGATTTGTGGAAATAGTAAACAACAGAGCAGGAGAAGATGTATTTAGAAAAGCTTTTGTTGAAGTAGGTAAACTAATGAAACGTCCACCCAAAAGCTCAAGAGCAAAAGCTTGGATGGCACAGGAACTAGAAAAGAAAAAAAGGTAATGGTAGTTTATTCACATTTAGCAATGATAGCATTTGTGATATTAGGCTTGTCTATGGTAAGACTAATGATAAACTTTAGTGCATTATTGGCGAAGAATCATAATGATGATCCAGATGATGATGTGTACTTTTACTGGCCACATACAGCAATGTGTTTCATAACCTTTTTTACCATCATACTATTTTGGTGGACTTCCTTTCCTTTGAGAGATCCCACTTATTTTGCAAATGAAAATTGGAATCTATTTACATTCCTATTATATTTGATGGTGCCATTTTTGTTCTTTATGGTTACTGAAGTAATTGCTCCACAGCCTGAATCATATACAGACCACGAAGGAAATCACCAGCATCATCCAGTAGATTTAAAGAAATACTATTATCATAATTATAGAGCTATATTGGGATTAGCATGGATATTACAAGTTATGCTTCTCGCAAATCTTTTCGTATTCTTTAAAGGTGAATTGGAATCATTGAAAGTAGTAGGTAGAGTCATTATGCTTTGTGTTATGGCTCCAATGGTAGTGAGTAATAACCAAAGATTACACGAAATTGGTATGGGAATCTTTTTATTAGGATTCATCTATACTATCTTGAAATATCATGTATATGCCGTGATCTAGTCTTGACTTATCAAGATTTTGTGATATACTATTATTATGAGTTTATTTATAGATCAAAAATATGTAGGATTAATCTCTCCTCGCCTTGATTTATTAAAACAAGTAAGGGCCAATTTATGGAATTCTCGATGTCCTATTTGTGGTGATTCTCAAAAGAACAAATCAAAGAAACGAATGTACATTTATACAAAGGGTCAAAGCCTATTTGTAAAATGTCATAATTGTGGTTATGGTGCATCTTTTGGAAACTTCATAAAACAAATTGATCCTCACTTACATGGGCAATATGTAATGGAGAGATATAGCCATGGACATGGTGAATCTGTAGGTCGTGGTAAGACTAGAGATCCCGAATTTCATTTTAAGAAACCCGAATTCAAACCTAGACCTCAGAAGATTGAGTTACCTACTATTGGTGAACTTGATGAAGATCATTTTGCTCGTAAGTATTATGAGAGTCGAAATCTACCAGAAACTTTCAAAACAACAGTTTATTTTGCTGAAGATTTTAAAAAGTGGGCAGAGAATGTATCCAAAATAGATTATTCTAACTTGGGTAAAGATGAACCTAGAATGGTTATTCCCTTTTTTGATATGGAAGGAAAATTGATTGCTGCTCAAGGTAGAGCATTGGGTAAAAATGAATTACGTTATATTACAATAAAAGTTGAAGAAAAGTTTCCCAAGATTTATGGTTTAGATAGATGGGATCCTGAAGAACATACATATATTGTAGAGGGGCCGATAGATTCTATGTTTCTTCCTAATTGTCTTGCTGTGGCTGGTGGTGATTTAGAAACATTACCAATAAATGTTGATAAAAAACAATGTACTTTAATTTTTGATAATGAACCCAGAAATAAACATACTGTAAAAAAGATGATGAAATCCATTGAAAAATGTTGGAATGTTGTGGTTTGGCCAGAATTAAAAAAGTTCAAAGATATTAATGATTTGATTAATAATGGACTGTCTACTGATGAAATCCTAAATATTATAAATAAAAATACAGTCAATGGATTAGAAGCAGATTGGGCAGCTAGAAAGTGGAGAGATGTCCGATAATGAGATAAAAATTCATGAACACGGGTTTGTAAAATTACTTGATGTCATGGGTAATGATGAAGAAGTAGAGAATGCAGCAAGAATTAGTTATGGAGAAGGAACAAGAAAGGTAAGTCAGACGCGTAATCTTATACGCTACCTAATGAGACATAAACACACATCACCTTTTGAGATGTGTGAGGTCAAGTTCCATATTAAACTACCCATCTTTGTAATGCGCCAGTTAGTCCGTCATAGAACGGCAAATTTGAACGAGTATTCTGGTCGATACTCAGTCATGTCAGATGACTTTTATTTTCCGAAGGGGAAGGAATTAAAACCCCAATCAACAACAAATAAACAAGGTAGAGAAGACGGTGAGTTATGTAATCCCGGAGAAATTGAATGGGAAATATATCGAATTTTAGATGGTGCTAGTACTGCCTATAAGAACTTAATAGATTGGGATCTCTCAAGGGAGTTGGCACGTTTAGTGCTTCCTGTGGCCAATTATACCGAAGTTATATGGAAAATAGATTTACGTAATTTTTTCCATTTTTACCACTTAAGAAGTGACAGTCATGCACAGGATGAAATAAGACATTTTTCTGATGCAATGTGGAAATTAGTTGAACCACATTTTCCTATATGTTGTGAAGCGTTTATAGATTATGTAGTAGAAGCTAAAACATTCACAAAAGCAGAAATGGCAATTATAAAAGATAATCTACAAGGAAGTTGGATTATGTCCAAATATGGATTGTCAGAAAGAGAATCAAAAGAATTTTTAGAAAAATTAAAATAGAAGAAGGAACAAATGAACGAAGACAGAAACGGTGTGTTTGAAAACGATTTAGCAGAATTTGTGTACATGAGGACATATTCTCGTTGGGTCGATGAATTAAAAAGAAGAGAAACTTGGAAAGAAACAGTCAAAAGAGCAACATCATTCCTCAAGAAAGTAAGTAAGAAAAAATTATTTCAATCAGATTATGAGTTAATAACAGATTATGTATATCGTATGAAGGTGATGCCATCTATGCGATTAATGTGGACTGCAGGTAAACCTGCTGAAGTAAATAATGTGGCAATTTATAATTGTTCAACCGTTCCTATAGATTCATTACATTCATTCGCAGAAGTTTATTTTTTATTAATGAGTGGTGCCGGAGTCGGCATAGATGTTTCCAAGAAATATATTGAAAAACTTCCTAAAGTAAAGAAATTAAATGGTAAGAAACAAAAAATAACATTCAAAGATTCAAAAGAAGGATGGTCAACGGGCACATTACAATGTTGTCAGGCAATGTGGGATGGATTTGAAGTAGTATGGGATTTATCGAAATTAAGACCACAGGGCGCAAGACTTAAAACTTTCGGTGGTAGATCATCTGGGCCGGGACCTTTAGAGGAGACATTACACTTCATCAAACATATGGTAGAGGCACATAGAGATAGAAAGTTGAGTTCCCTAAATGCGTTTGATATTGTTACCAAAATAGCAAATTCAGTAGTTGTTGGTGGGGTTAGAAGGTCATCCATTATCACACTTTCAGACCTTTACGACAACGGAATGAGAGATGCAAAACAAGGACAATTCTGGATTACCAATGGTCACAGAGCTATGAGTAACAATAGTGCAATCTATGATTCCAAGCCAAGTTCCATAGAGTTTATGAAAGAGTGGTTAGCACTTGCGGAAAGTGGTACAGGAGAACGTGGTATATTTAATCGTTATTCTATCAATAGTTTAATACCAAAAAGAAGGCGTAAGAGACAGGATTGGACTACTAACCCATGTGGTGAAATAATATTACGACCAAGGGGGTTCTGTAATCTTTCCGAGGTGGTTATACGTGCGGAAGACACTCTTCCTGATCTAATGGAAAAAGTTAAGGTTGCCGTTATAATAGGAACGATACAATCAACATTGACAGATTTTTCATTACTAGATGAGTTGAGTCCCGATTGGAAAAAGAATGCCGAAGAAGAAAGACTTCTTGGTGTATCTCTCACAGGTCAAATGGATAATCCTGATATATTGACACCAGAAAATTTACAAGCATTGAGAGATTATGCTGTAGGAATTAATGTAGAATATGCTGAAAGATTGGGTATACCAAGATCGGCAGCAATTACAACTACTAAACCTTCTGGTACTGCATCAATTTTAGTGAATTCTTCTTCTGGTTTTCATCCACGATTTGCTGATTATTATATACGAAGGGTAAGAATATCAGCTACAGATCCATTGTATAGAATGATGAATGATCAAGGTGTGAAATTTTCACCAGAAGTTGGCCAACCAAAAGAAACTGCTATGACATGGGTAGTTGAGTTTCCTGTAAAGGCGCCAGAGAATTCAGTAAAGGTACATGAGGTTGATGCAATCTCACAATTAAAACAATGGTTAAAAATAAAACATAATTATACAGAACATACAGTATCGGCTACAATTTATGTGAAACCGGATGAGTGGTTTAAAGTCGGACATTTTGTATATGAAAATTTCGATGATGTGGTGGGTATAAGTTTTCTACCTAAAGATGATCACATTTATCAACTTGCCCCTTATGAAGAAATTAATGAAAAAACTTATGAACAAATGAAACAAGAGTTTCCAAAAATAGACTATTCTAAACTTTCTGAATATGAGGATGAAGACTTTACCACAGGTGCCCAGACTGTTGCATGTAGTGGTGATAGCTGTGAAATTATTTAATATTTAACTAAATAATACAAAGGGAAGGAATATATGGCAGAAACTCTAGGAAAAGATTGGCGTACATTACATGCTTCACAATTATATGCCATGGATGCATTTTTTGGTGAAGAAGGATTACGGGAAGATGAGACTTTTATTGATGATATATATTTTACTAAATTTCATTTAACTATGTCTATGTTAGCATGGCCACATAATCCACATAACCAGAGAATGGACTAAATAAATGCAAAATTCAATACGTCTGGGAAGAAAATTAGTTTTAAATAAAGAAACTTGGGTTTCTTCACGGATATCACATAAACCGTGGAACATTGAATATAATGGTAGTATTCACGGAATGAAGACCGAAGCGGAAACACTCCGTGATGATCTCAGCAGTTATACAGGATTAGATAAGAAGACATTTTCTTGTACTGATGGATTACCCAAACACAAAGACCTTAAGGTGTGGTTTGGTGATAAATTGTTATGGAATCACACGGAAGCTCAAACATTACCCTCACCTAGAGAGTTAATAGAACAAATCGAATTAAATGATGATAAAGAGAATTCATTTAATTGGAAGAAACAAGAAAGTTAAATGCCAATAGATATTGAATGGGAGGATGGAAACGCCAATATCAATATATTGTGTGATGGTTGTGATAAAGAATATACTATTTTAACAGAAGATACTTCAGGATTAGAATCTTGTCCTTTTTGTGGTCATTATTTTGAATTAGCTGAAGATGAGGATGAAGAAAGTGAAGAATCCGAAGAAGATAGCTGGGATTGATTATTCTTTAACATCACCTGCAATATGTGTATATGAAGATAATAATATAGATTTTTATTATTTAGGTAAACCCTCTACATTACATAAAAATTTACATGCGGAACCCTACCCTAAATGGGAAACAAAAGAGCAGCGTCATGAAATGTTATCCGAATGGGCTATAAATATAGTTAGAGGATATGAAACCTTTATTGAAGGTTATGCCTATGGTGCTACTGGAAATGCAATTCTCAACATTGCAGAAAATATGGGGATATTAAAACATAAGATGTATAAAATAGAACAAACGTTTACTACTGTACCTCCTACAGTTATTAAGAAATTTGCTACAGGAAAAGGTAATGCAAACAAGGAATTGATGTATGAAGCCTTTGTTGATGAATTACATACACCTGTTGATCTTAAAGAAACGTTGACTCCCAGATCAGAAAAGATAAGAAATCCCGTTAGTGATATTGTTGACTCTTATTTTATTGCAAAATATGGATTATCACTATGTCATTAACTAAAAGAGAGAAAAAATCTATAGCCAATAATAAATACTATCAGAAGAATAAGGATCGCCTTGCTGAGAAGTGGAAGAATGATGAGGTACGAAAAGAAAAATTAAAAGTTTATTATCAAAAGAATAAAGAGATCATTCTTGAGAGAGCACGTGAATGGAATAGAAAGAATAAAGACGCAAGAAAAATTATTACAGAACGACAGAAGAAATCAAAATTACAATCGTTCTGGCAGATCAATGTAGAGAAAAGAGCCGAATCTGAATGAATATCAATAAACATAAAGAACTTATTCCATTGACGGATAATGTTGAAAATACAGGAAATTATCTTGTACGTAGATTCAAGGATGATAGTGGAAACTATCTGATTATTGATACGTTTGGAGATTTTATTGTACTTGACAAACAATCTGCGGGTGATGTACTTTCAGCGATTTGGGATGATGCATATGTCTTTGATCCTGCTTCTGAACCTTCTACGGGATTATTAAATTAATAATATATTATGTTTATAAATGATGATTGCTTCAATGTTTTACCAACCATTGAAGAAAATAGTGTTCAATTGCTATTCACAAGTGTACCCGATATCAATGATTTGGGATTAGATGACAATATAGAACAATACGATAAATTTTTAAATGATTCAATAGAGCATTTTTGTCGAATAACCAA